ATGATGTAAGATTAAATGAGCTAGTTTACTTCGCTTTACTTAGAGAACAAACAGGTTTTAGTGAAGAGTCAATTGCTCTTGAACATAGAATAGCATCTATTATATCTGATCAAGAAAATAACGGATTTAAATTTGATGAACGCAAGGCTACAATATTACTGGCTGATCTTAAAGCTAAGATGTATGAAGTAACAAACGAAGTACAAAGTACGTTCAAACCTAAAATGACTGATGTTAAATTAGTGACACCAAAAATTAAAAAGGATGGTGAGTTATCTAAGTCAGGTTTGACTGCTGAAGAATACAACAAACTAATTGAAAGTGGTAGTTATAAACCGTTTATGAGACAAGAACTTAAACCTTTTAATCTCGGTAGTCGTAAACAGATTGGTGAATACTTAATAGACTTTGGTTGGAAACCAAATAGATTTACACCTACAGGTCAGCCGATTGTAGATGAGGGTACTCTCAAAAAGATTACTCATATACATGAAGCCAAATTAATTGCAGACTTTTTATTGTATCAAAAGCGTATTGCTCAGATACAATCTTGGTTGGATGCAGTTGAAGAAGATGGTAGAGTACATGGTTCAGTAATACCTAACGGAACTATTACTGGTCGTATGTCTCACAACCACCCAAACGTAGCTCAAGTACCAGCAGTATACAGTCCTTATGGTAAAGAGTGTAGAGCCTGTTGGACTGTAGATGAGGGGAATGTTTTACTTGGAGTTGATGCTTCAGGATTAGAACTTAGAATGTTAGCACACTATATGAACGATGAGGAGTATATAAATGAAGTTGTCAACGGAGACATACACACGACTAATCAAAAACTTGCAGGGCTTGAATCAAGAGATACAGCAAAGACTTTCATCTATGCACTTATATACGGAGCAGGAGATGCAAAAATTGGAAGCGTGGTTGGAGGATCAAGAAAAAAAGGTAGAGAACTTAAAGATCGTTTTTTCGACAATCTCCCCACACTTAAAGCTCTTAAGGACAAGGTTCAACGAGCTGCGAAAAGAGGATTCCTCAAAGGATTAGATGGTCGAAAGATATACATACGAAGTGAACATGCTGCTTTAAATAGTTTACTTCAAGGTGGTGGTGCTATTGTCATGAAAAAAGGATTAGAAATATTAGATGCTAGACTCAGGCTTAGTGGTGTACCACATAAGTTTGTTGCTAACATCCATGACGAATGGCAGATTGAAGTACCAGCCTGTAACGCTAACAAGGTAGGACAACTAGCAGTAGATAGTTTAAAACAGGCAGGAGAATATTTTGATATGAGATGTCCTCTTGACGGTGAATATAAAATAGGAGGAGATTGGAGTGAAACACATTAATAAAAACTGTAACCATTGTGATGTTGAATTAGTTTTAAATGAAAACTATGATGAACATCGTTTAAAAAGAAAGGACTACATTTGTAAAGATTGTTATATAACATATTTAGATTCCAATATGTATGTAAACGGAGCATATATTTCAAGGTCTCATCCCCTACATAAACCGGGAAGATATAAAACTTTTGAAGATGCTGCGTTTAGTTCTCTTGCCAAATATCCACTAACCAAAGAAGGACAGGTTTATGTTATTACAAACAAAGCTTGGAAAGGCTGGGTTAAAATTGGAATGGCTATTGATGCCAAAGATAGATGTAATCAATACCAAACCTCTAGTCCTTACAGGGACTATGAACTAAAACATTCAAAGTATTTTAACAATAGAAGAAAAGCTGAAGTTAAAGCACATAAACTATGTGAAACAAAAACTGAAGCTAGAAATGGTGAGTGGTTTAAAATGAAAATAAAAGATGCGATAAAATTAATTGATAGCATAACTGAGGAAGAACATGAAAAAGAAACAGCTTGATACAGTAGTCCAAGACATATATGATAAAGTAGAACTACTTGGTCAGAACAAAGCTCTTGAAGTGACTGACGAACAGATAGAAGACTTTGGTAATTACATGAAGGAAGCTTTAAGAGATTGGCTTACACCAAGACCTGATAGTAAACCAACACTTAGGATGTCTAACATAGGAAAACCTAACAGACAATTATGGTTTGACATGAACTCTAAACGAGAACAAAAAGGATTCACTGCACCTACTATGATTAAGTTTTTGTATGGGCACTTGCTTGAAAGAGTCGTCTTGTTTTTAACAGAACTTGGTGGTCATGAAGTTACTGATGAGCAAAAAGAAATCAAAGTAAATGGTATTCTTGGACACATGGATTGTAAGATAGATGGTGAAGTTGTTGATATTAAATCAGCATCTAACTATGCATTTCAAAAGTTTAAGAACGGTACTCTTGCAGAGGATGACCCGTTTGGTTACATGGCTCAACTTGCTGGGTATGAAAAAGCAGAGGGTACAAGTAACGGTGGATTCTTAGCAATCAATAAAGAGACAGGAGAATTAGCACTTTTTAAACCTCAAGAGCTTGACAAACCCAACGTGGGTGCTAAAATAAATAAGGTTAAGTCTGAAATAAAAAGCAAAACCATCCCTGACTTTTGTTACGAACCAGTACCTGAAGGTACATCAGGCAACTTTAAAATTGCTAGGGGTTGTTCATGGTGTCCCCATAAATTTGAGTGTCATAAAGATGCTAACGATGGTCAAGGTTTGAGAGTCTTTGAATACTCTAAAGGTCTATCGTATCTTACCAAAACAGTAAGAGAACCTAAAGTTGAAGAGATAACTCACAGGTTTATCAATGCCTAGAAGAGTACCTAGAAAACCTAGACCCAAAAAGATTAACGTACCTAAAGGATATGATAGTCGTTGGGAGTATGACATTCATTTAGGAATACTTCAAGACTGGAAACACCATTGGGATGTCATACAATATGTTGTTGAACATAAATACGAAGCTGACTTTGTTAGAGAAATAAATGGTAAAACAATTTTATTGGAAGCTAAAGGTAGGTTTTGGGACCACGCTGAGTACAGTAAATATATTCATATTAGAAAAGCCTTGCCTAAAAATACTGAGTTAATATTTTTATTTCAAAAACCTTTCTCTCCTATGCCGGGAGCAAAGGTAAGGAAAGATGGAACAAAACGTACCCATGCTGAATGGGCTGAAACAAATAATTTTACATGGTATAGTGAAGAGACTTTACCGAAGGAATGGAAAAATGAAACAGACTAATTATAAATTTAATGAAGATAAATTATTACAAGAGGTTAAAGGATACATTGATGCTACATACAGTCAGCATTATGCATCCGATAAATATCAGGCTACCGATGTTATTATTGATTCGGGACACGGTGAGGGGTTTACTCTTGGTAACATTATGAAGTATGCTAAACGTTATGGAAATAAAGAAGGAAAGAACAGAAAAGACTTGCTTAAAATATTACATTATGCTATAATAATGCTTTACGTACACGACATAGAGAACAAATAATGAAAGAATATTTAAGACCAATTATAAAAGATTTTTTTTACTGGTGTGTAGAAGTGTTAGAAGTTATAGGAGACGTTACCGGACTAGGATATATGTTAGCTAATATTGTAATTTTTGTATTTTTACAACCAGCTTTAATTTTATTTTTTATATGGTTGTGGTTAAAAGAAAGGAAATATAATGGAAGATAAAGTAGGTATCAAGGATTATCTTGGTATAAAAATTAATTATAGTAATGAAAAATTACTAGACAAGTTTAGTCTTGACACATTAAAAGATAGGTATTTATGGGATGAAGAAACACATGCACAAGAAGCCTTTGCAAGAGCATCAGTCTTCGCAGCTACATACAAAGGTCACACAGACTTTGAATTGGCTCAAAGGCTTTATCACTACAGTTCCAATTGCTGGTTCATGTTTAGCACTCCTATACTTAGCAACGGGGGAACAAGTCGTGGGCTTCCTATTAGCTGTTTCCTTAATTATGTACCTGATAGCAGGACTGGTTTATCAGATCACTATGATGAAAATATATGGTTGGCATCTTCGGGTGGAGGTATTGGTGGATATTGGGGTGACATTAGGAGTAACGGTATATCTACTACTCACGGGAGTCGTTCTACTGGTTCAATTCCTTTCATTCATGTCGTAGATTCACAGATGTTAGCCTTTAACCAAGGCACTACAAGACGTGGTTCTTACGCTGCATACATGGACATATCTCATCCAGAGATTGAAGAGTTCATCAACATGCGTAAAGAATCAGGTGGAGATATTAATCGTAAAAATCTTAATCTTCATAACGGTATCAACATTACCAATGAGTTTTTAAAAGCTGTTGAAGAAGATGCAGACTTTAGATTGATTGACCCTAAGACTAATGAGCCTACAAAGATTGTTAATGCTAGAGACTTATGGTGGCAAATCATTAATGCTAGAGCAGAGACAGGTGAGCCTTACATGGTCAACATAGATAGATGTAACGAAGCTTTACCTAAAGAACAAAAAGATTTAGGATTAGAAATCAAACAGAGTAATCTTTGTTCTGAGATTACTTTACCTACTAACGAAGAACGAACAGCAGTTTGTTGTTTATCTTCAGTAAACTTAGAATACTTTGATGAATGGAGTGAGAATCCAATGTTCATTGAAGATTTAATTACCATGCTTGACAATGTTCTTCAACATTATATTGATAACGCTGTCGACACAGATAACTTGGGAGAGTACAATGCAAACTTTAAAAGGTTTCAAAAACATATTAAGCCGGGCAAAGAAGGCTTTACTAAATCTGCCTACTCGGCTTATCGAGAAAGGTCGTTGGGTCTTGGTGCGATGGGATTCCATTCGTATCTCCAATCACGCAACATTCCTTTTGAAGGTATCTTCGCTACGGGCTTCAACTACAAAGCTTTTAAACACATTAAAGTACAAGCAACCAAAGCTTCTAAAAACTTGGCTGACCAACGTGGGGAAGCACCTGATGTCAGTGGTAGTGGGAGGAGGAATGCTCATCTTCTCGCTGTTGCTCCTAATGCTTCTTCTAGTATTATTTGTGGTGGGACATCTCCTTCGATTGAGCCTTATCGTGCTAATGTTTATACGCACAAGACTCTCTCAGGTTCTTTCCAAGTTAAAAACAAATACCTAGAAGAGGTATTAAAAGATAAAGGATTAAAGAAAGAAGAACTGACTGCACTGTGGAAAGACATTGCAGGTAACGAGGGTTCAGTACAACATCTTGATATACTAACTGATGAAGAAAAAGAAGTATTTAAAACTGCTAATGAAATAGATCAGATATGGATTATAGAACATGCATCTAAACGACAAGAGTTTATTTGTCAAGCACAATCCGTTAATCTTTTCTTTACACTTCCTAAAGCTACCGAGCCACAGGAAGTACACGATGAGTACATGCAGTACGTTAATGATGTACACTGGTATGGTATGAACAAACTAAAGTCTTTGTATTACTTTAGAACTAATGCTGCAAGAAATGCA